ACTGCCCTGGCTTTCGACATTGCCCTGTTCCCAAACCAGAACGACAGGATCGCTGAGAAGATAGCCATCACATCTTCAGTCCAGGCTGCTTGCAATGCGGTGACCCAATCGGCCCCCTGGGTGGTCATCAGGCTGTAAACGATGCCGCCCTCGACGGCCAGAAAGGTGAACATGAAAAGATATGTGATCACCGGCCTGACGCTGGCCTGCAAGGAAACAACCCAGCCACCATGCGCGGCCAGGGCCATGTCATGCTCGTAGAGCTTTTCCGTCTCAACGATCTCAGCCTTGGCGTCAAGCTCCTCCAGCTTCAAGGAGGACAGAGCCTGGGCATACTGGGCCTTGGCTTCCAGCATGGCCAACTCTTGTTTGTTGGCCTGACCCTGCTTGAAGAATCCAAGTATTTCCGGAACAATAGATGTTCCGAAGCCCAGCAAACTGCCAAGCAGGGTGATCACTTCTTACGCCCCTTGGGTAATGCCGACCCGGGTTTTCCCACATACAACCCGAAGAAGGCAGCGCCCGCGCCTACGATAGTGCTGATGAACGCAGCCTGTGCGTTGGTCGGATCAGGTAATGCCATGAACCAGACCGTGGACTGATAGAAGGCGTAGATGTAGGCGAGCATGATCAGGCGCGGGATCACCCTGAACTTGTCGAGCAATCCCGCCGCCAGATTACACCACGTCTGCGCATCGTCCCCGGTATCGGGAACCAGATCGGAGACCAGCAGTTCATACTCGCGGGAGGTCTCAACGACCTTGACCGTGTCGTCAGTCACGGCTCTTGCCCTGTTCTCTGAAGACCAACGCCATTGCCGCAGCAACGATCCCGGCCCACATCATCCACGACAGACCCATCATCACCGACAGCCCTATCAACACAGCAGCCGCAGCCGCCCAGCTTGACGGCTCTGAAACTCTGCCGATCACCCAGTCCCATGCCTTAGTCATAATGCTATCTCCCATCTTTCGATTCCTTTTCGACTTCTCTAACGAGTGCAATCATTCTCTCTGCTCGCGCAGTTGTTTGCCTGTACCACCTTGAATCAATCATCTCCGATATCGAGTCAGACCACCGTCCGTCGCCAATTGCAGCACGAAATTTCCTGAAACCCGACAGCCTGCTTCGTCCTAGTTGAAATGCCATAGCAGCGCAAACCAGTTGAATATTATCCGGTAAATATTCAAAGTGGTCAAATAGCTGCCAGCAATCATCCTCGACTGTTTTCAGGTCGGCCTCGAACAGGGCAGCCACCCGCTCCTCGCTCACCGGGGTGCCCACCTCGCAGCCATGCTCTTCGTCCTCTGGCAGAATCAGGTGACCGATACCGCACGTCGGATAGCCGAGGTGGTCGAGGTAGACCTCATGCTTGACCCCCTCTTCACGCTCAAGGATTTCTCGTAGCTTTTCGCGCATGTTTATTGTCTGGTCAATGCTTCTGTGCGTAACTTCCGCACACCGTACACAATCTCATTTGACATACGGTCGATCTCATCCAGGGCCTCACGTTTCTGACGGGGGGTTGCCGACCTGTCCTGCTTGATCTGCTTGCGGAACTTCCTCATCTCATCAAGCTGGCTCTTGAGTTTCTTGATGTAACCAGCACGATCTTGCAGATTTGCCCGTGACCTGACGAGATAGTCTTCTCCCTCAACATCCCCTGCATCTCTCAGATTATTGAGGGTGCCAACAAAGAGGTCCAGTTCATGGTACAGATCATAGAAGGTCTGCACCGGGCCTCGGCCCTGGTTTTCCTGCAAGAAACGACCTAACACAGGCCACTCATC